CACCGGGATCACACGTAGGTTAGCAAAATGCTCGCCAACCAATGGATGGAGAAATCCGTCCGCGTGTTCCCACCCTCTCACCGGATGCACCGGTGTTCTCGATTGTCGCCCACTTGTTCAGCTCTTTTGGAGCCATGGCAAGGAGCTTCGCAGCCAACAGATTTTGTCCATTGGCGGCGTAAGACACTCCATCGAAGCACCACTTTTCTTCTAGGAGGTTGACCGACTTTGCTTTAGGTACTATAAGACGATATTGTGGGTTCCATCCGAGCGACGGTATTGCAGTCGTGAAGGACGGGTTCCACCTCCAACCTTTGGGTCCAATGCGATTATTCATCAGCACTGTCAACCCGGGGGACCAGAGACCGTCAGGAATACCTATTGGCGTAGCATTTAACTCAGCAATCAGGGGAGGCAAAGACTGAACAAGCCCGTGCCATACCGTCTTAAGGCGTCCGAAGATTTTAAAACCATCTTCTTTGGCTTTTTCTGAGTGAAGCAACATGCGATTCGCCAATCCGATCAAGTCGAAGCAGTTGTCGATCTTTTGTTTTACAGCAAGAGGGCGTACTGCTATACCGCTGTGGTAATCCGCTCCGCAAGATTCACGAAACGGGCCGGAAACGAACGACTTGGAACCATTAACCGTAAAGCCGAGCCATTCAAGAGTCGAATAAACTCGATCGGCGTAACAACCTGGAAATACCAAATCATCCCCGTATACCCCAATATGGGGCCATCTTAGCACATCCTTGTCGTGGTGTTTGACCCACACTCCAGGAACTATACTCGTGAGCACGCAATAAAACAGCATACTTTCGAGTTCCCAAGTGAAGCCATTACCCATCGAGCTGAATAGCTCAAAGCGATGCCGAAAACGTTCCAAGTTCTCGGTGGACGGAGCGATACAAGAGCCGGTTTTACAACGAAGCCTCTGCATAATTTCATACCACTTGCGAGATTTCTCTCCACTCATGATAGAGGATACCATACATGTCGTGATGCTGTCGGACGCGGAACTAAGATCGACGGTAGCCCAAATTCCCGTGAGGGAACCAAGGCGCGCCAACTTTTGATTCGTTGTCCAAGCGACACTGAGGTCACGCTGCTCTGCCTTAAAGCGAGTGCGAATTGCCCGTCCGAGACCATGTTGTAGGAAAAGCTCTACTAACGGCTCTTTGAAACAAACGCGGTTCACTAAAGCGTCTTTTCTCACGGTGAACTGTGAACTACCAGGTACCACAACGCACGCCTCACGGCCATGCAATCCCTCGACGCTTTCGCGCCACAATCGACTGCTATTCAGCAGAAGGAGGGCCAGATCGGTGTTACCCGGCAAATGGGTCAGCTGAGTCGCTAACTTATATGCTGGGCTCGTCCGGGTGTGATCGAAGTTAAAACCTTCGGCGGTCCCGGGGCCGAAATCACCGCTTACGCACAATTCATTCCAGGAAGGAGGCTCACCTAAGAACTCATCAACCCGTGCAACAAGGGTATCAAAGAACCCAGATTCGGACTCCTCTCGCCACCGGCGATTCGTGAGCTGATTTTTACGCTCTTGAACCCAGAAGGTGCGCAATCCCTCATCCTCACGCAAGCGGTCGCAATCCGTATCCCCGAAGGGATACTTCTTTGCAAACGCCAGCATTTGATATGCCCAAGCAAAACGCTCGGTGTCAACCTCTTTTGGAAGTCCATACGCCTTGAGTTCTTTCACCCAGGACATAAGCTCCGTATTAAAGTTGGCACTGGACACAGTGAGGAGGCGGTCTATGCTTGTTTTAAGAGCAGGGAAACCGACCGGGGAACACTGAATGATACCTCTCAGAACTCTCAGGATATCACGATCTGAGAGCCCGCTGGCCTCGGCCAAGGCAAGGAGAGAGCGCGTTTCTTGGCGTGAAGTGTGGCCTTTCCAGGCAGCACGATTCAGCCAATGACGCTCAACCAGAGGAGAATCGGGTTTTATTCCGATCTCCGCCATGGGGCCTATAACAGTTTGTGTCATGTTGACAACCTTTCTATAAAGGAGAACTAAGGATTTAAAAGAGCAGGCACCTTTGGTTAGAAGGGGTAAATCCCGCTTACAAGGGGGTCGTACACGAGAGCTCTCGCAACCGTGCCGGCCGAACTCCCGGAGATGATATTGGCAATCTGCGTGCGAATGTCATTGCGCGCAAACTGCGGACAATCGTCCGGAATCTTGAGCCCGTTCTGATCCCAACGACAGTATCCCAGAGGGACAGGGTCGGAGGGCAGTGCTGCGTACGGGAAGTTCGCCACGATCTGAGTCTGTGATTGACCCACACGTCCGTTCTTAGTCCTTTTACGGACCACACGGATCTCGGTGGCAAACGACGGGGTAACCCCACTTTCACGAAGAACAAAGCCGCCGGGGATGTCCCCGACGCGGCCCATCGTGAGGGTGCGCGCAGTAACGCCGTCAGTACGTGACAGGCCTGCCAAGGTAAGTGAATCAATGAAGGGCATAACGCCTCCTAGTGGTTATGGGTGAGTGCTCGCACCGTCAGTCCCCGACTTTCGCCGAGACTTCTGAAGATGCTTGCTGCGTCCAACCAACGTTTGTAGTTCATCGGAGTATCCGACAAGCTCCAGCGGTTGGCAGGGATCGATCTCACACGGTTGTACGAATCCACGTTCCAGCTCACTGCGACAGAAGAACCGCCGTCGTGATATTGGGTTGTGGTGCCTTTCACAGCAATTGAAGTACCAATCCCGCCGTCCCTGATAGACAATCCTAATGTTGAACTAAGATTGTTTAACCAGGATCCCACATTTAGTGCCCAATCGGCGATGAAACTGCCGGGGAACAACTCCCACGCCACTGATAAGGGGTTTAACCCTAAATGGTGGACATACCGTAAATTAGGATCACTAATCTTGGCATGCGCCCATCCCTTAACTGCACAATCGACCAGGAATCTGACGGTCGCGTGCGCGTGGAATGAGCCAATAATGTTAAGGAGGTAAGGGTTATCCGGTGCCGTAGCATTTATAAAGCTTGACCCGGAACGACGTTTGCGAGCCTGCACCCGTGTATAGCCATCAACCTGATGGTTGACGTCAACATAGGTCTTGATAGCGTCCTCCACGTCCAACAGAGTGGTGCAGATGGAGTACCGCCATACCATCCAAGCGTCGCCTAACCTGGACAGTATTTGATCTGGGAGGCCACTCCCACGAACTCTGAGCGCAGTTTCCTTCCGAATTGCTAGCTTACGCCAGCTACTCGGTTTTAGACCACTGAGCCACTTTGCAGTGACTCGCGCTCTTTCCGCAAGACGATGAACAGCTTCACCGGTTTTACCCAGCTCTGCTAACCAAACGGGTGACTGGAATTGATTCCCAGCCAGCTCGTCCAACAGGTCATTGTTCACATCTCTGGCCATTCTCTCCACATCGACCTCGCAAAGTTGCGCGAAGCCTTCAGGGTAAAGAAGCGGAAATAGGTTAACGCCACACGAACCGGCACAGCTTCGTGCCGGGTTGATAACATCTGCAGGCGCTTCAATTGAGAAGGCCTTTGGGAGTTGACTCCCACGCAGACTCGTGTAGTTAAGAGTAGAGGTATAGGGGCGTTGAGACAAGCCCCCCGTCGTCGACCGGTATACGATAGTCAACGGCGGACTCGACTTGTTGATCACACCGTTTTCAATGTATATCTGTTGAAAAGGCACGACCAATTCTGTCAAGCCATACATGGTTACTCCTTGTTAACGGAACAAAATTTCAGCACCAAGCCAGGCCAAGTGCCTA